TTACCCTCTTTTGGCTCAATTCTTTCTAATCCTACGATTGTCGCTCCAGTTTCTGAGCCGTCCGCCCTCAGAGTGCTTAAAAAAGGAAGGCTTTGGTTTAGGGCGGCGACTACAAGATCCATTCTGCCTTTAGCTACATTTAAAACGTTAGCTGATCTACCATTTAAAAAGCCTCCCTCTCCCAACCCATTTACGAGATCCGTCTGGCTTGATGCTCTCCTTGCCTGTATTAGTTCGTCGGAAGACTTTGCATTACCTAACTCCGTTTGCCTTGTGCTTGCGCGGGTGCCAGCTAACGTGGCTACTCCTTGCTGCCGCTCGGTCTCCAATTTGTCTGGCAAGTACGCTAGATTTATTAGATTCGTAGTGTTTTCGACACGCTTATTCGAAAGATCTAACTCACCAGCCGCGTAATCTTGGTCTGCTTGGCGCAGTCTTTTTTTACCCAGTTCGTTCTTTAACGATAGGTTCTCATCTTCCAATTGAGAACCTGCGGCTAGTTGCAAGCCGCCTAAGATTGAATCAGCTACGGTTGAACGCACCATAAATCACCTATATTGCTAATGCCATAATTGCCATAGAACCTAAAGCGCCTATGGTGGAATATGTTTGAGATCTGGATTGTGCTCTTGCAGCCTCATACTGTTGCTGCCGTGCTGCTGCATTTGCCGCAGATTGACCTAGTTGACTTTGAGAACTACGGTTAACACCTTGACCTATGTTTATAAGGTCAGAAAGTAAGGCGGTATTAGCTTCCCTCTGCGCTATTCGTGCATCGTTGACTGATTGGATTCCACCTAGAGTATTAGACCGTTGCAAACTCCGAGACATCTCTTGCTGCTGGGCGGGTGTTACGTTAGCGCCATAACGTTGCAAATTTCGTTCTGCTATACCGCGAGTAATTTCAGAGGCATTCACTGAATCCTCTCTTGCTTGATCAATCAAAGACGTATCAGTCTGCGCTTGATTGATAAGATCGAGTTCAAACTGGCGATAATCCTTTACATAATCTTCGTAATCTTTCCGCGTCATATTGGCGTAGGTCTGATCCGGGTCTGATACAGAAGGCAAAGAGCTAACGCTAAAATCTCCAGTTGACTCAAGGCCACCTAGATCCAAATTACCTAATATGGCTCTTGCATCTTGATTGTAAATCCCCATCTTATATGCTCCCTACGCCAGCTTTTATCCTCTCGGACCAACTAGTTGCTGGACGATAAGAAAATTCATATTCACCCGTGTCTTCATTTTTAGTTGTCTGACCTATGCCCGGTGTGAAAAACTCTCCTGTCTCCCTCTTATTCTTTAAGCCCTGTCCTATAAATGTAGAGCCGAGCTTAGCCCCTGCATTTAATTTTGATTGCGCCACTTCTTGATTAGCCCTTGCTTTCGCAAGTGCCGTTGAAGTTTCTAACCTACTTGCTTGCGCCATACCCGTCTGCGCGTCAGCTGCTTGACCTCTAGCGGTGCCAAGAACGCTCGTTCTCATCTTGTTCTGAATATCCAACCCGCTTCTATCTGCTATACCGAGTTGCCCTTGCAGCGCTTGAGACATATCACCAGCGGCTCCGACTCTCTGGGAACCTTGGAAAGAAGTCTCGCCTGTTAGTGCCTGCATCGTATCGGCATTAGCTCGTCCTCGAAGAACACGAGCTTGGTCTTGTGTCATAGACTTGTCACGCATCTGCCGTAAAAGCGGCCCGTAATTCTGGTCAAAAAAGTCTTTTTCTGCTTTTCCTACAGCTGCGTTAGCTTTATCGCTCTCACTCGGTTGATAATCAGATTGCTTTGGACTACTACCCATTACACATCCCTCGTATAAACAATGTGGTCTAACAACCACCCGTCGTTTTCTAAATAGTCGATCATTTGCCTAACTGCTGATCTGACTTCCATCTTCTGCAACCCCGCCTTCCTTGCCTGCTTCTCAAAAAAAGGTAGGTAGTACGCTGCTTTCTTTTCTCCTCGATCTCTTGCCCAAGCGAGCCAGACCAAAAGTGTTCTGTCTTCCGTAAACCGATCTACCTCTACTGTTGTAACCACGAAACCTTCGCTGGTAATCCATAACATGGCCTGTCCGTTGACGCAGGCCGCGTATACATCCTCTTGCCTGAAAGTGAGCTGGGGAGTCCCTTCTAGGATCTCCCTCACGCCCTTTGATACCCAGTCCCACTCTTTGCGGATATCTGCAAGATATGGATCACCCCCTTGAGTAACGGTTTCTTGTAAATCGATACGGTTTGTGGATTCCTCCATACGTCACCTTCCTAGATACCCGTACATCTGCTTGCCGTGCTTTGCGCTCTGCGTAAACAAGGCCCTCATTAAATAAGGAGCCGTATACCTGCGCTCCCGCATAATCCGTCCAATCTTTGCTTGGTAAACGCAGCAGTCTGAACAACGCGCCGTTAACAATTGTGTCTCGATAATCAGACATAACTGCATCATCGCAAGCTGTGGAATTTACGGTCGGTTTTAGAACTGCCCTAATGATGGTCGAGCTAACTTCAGTAGCGTTAGGTACAGGCACTAACCAAACAGTGCTGGGTGACTGCTTGACGAAATACTTGGGGGTTCCGTAATAGTTTGAGTCACGCCACTTAGGTTCTCTCTGTTCCAGCAGAGCTGTAGTGATCGCCTCAATTTCATTACCGAGATGAGTAACCCAGACCAATTTGCATACTGATGTCTGGGAGGGAGCCTCCAAGTCATACTCGTATATATTTGCAACGGTGGTGAGTGGGTCTAACTCCTGCTGATAAACCTCAGTTTTTTCGCAAAGCTCGATAACCGCTGACCGGATGTTATTCTCGATCAGCGTATCTGGGCATCCCGGCACCATTGGGATGATTTCGGGTAATAATGACTCGTAAGATGTTGCCATCTATTTACCCCACTTGTTGACCGACTTGAGCGCCGGTTGTGATCCCCTGTGGTCCCATGTCAGAGTTTGGGCTAGTAATGATGTCGATCTGACCTTTGCCAGTGACACTATTGATAAACAAGTTGTAGTGGGTGCTGGCTCGCTGTGCGTTACCGGCGTACTCGGCATCCTTGGTATAAGCCCTAAACAGAACATAGTCGGTAACAGCATTTCCAAAAATATCGGGGATGCCAAGGTTGTCGCTAGCAGTAACTGTTGATGGGTTGCTGCTGTAAATTATTTCTAGGTAAGCACTCCCAGATACACCCGGATATACATAAAAGTTCCGGGGATTAGACTCGTCGTACACGTAATGCTTGACTGTCGCTCCGTGAGCAGCATCCCCCGAAACAGTAGGGTCATGCCAAAGAGGTGATTGGGCATCAAGAACTTCACGGCTTACTAACCTTACCGCCCGACCCCCAGTGCCATTAGATGCGGCTGACATGTTTCGTACAGCTCTTAACAGCCGGTTTCCGCCAGTAGGGATCGCCTGTTTTGTTCCGGTAGCGAGAGTGACCGTTTCATTTGCTGCTGATGCGTCAGGTTTTAATAAAGCAATCTCACGCTGCGCGTCGTTAACCCACAAAACCAATTCGCTGGTCACAGGCCATCGAATACCAGTGGTGTCCTGCAAAGTAGTTTGAACCCTATCGATAACGCTCTGGACAGTGACTGCCATTTATCTACCCTCTAAGAATTAAGAACTATTTCCCAAGCTGCATCTCGTTCGTCACTTGGCACATGACGGCCCATCAACTTGTTCACTACTTGTGACTTGGGTGCTCCATCGGCTTTAAAATTATCCGGGTGCCCCTCGTCAATTAATTTTTCTAGGCAATCAAGTAATTCCTTATCCATCTCACCTTCTTCTACCTCCTCTGAGGCTTCAACTTCATCAGCCAGCTCTATAGTGATAGGTGCTGGGGCTTCCTTGATCTCTTTCGAATCGACTTGCTTTGCGCCCATTTGAAGCGCTAATAGCCCTATTTCATCGGCTACAGTCTTTTCTACATTTGGGTGAAAAATAACGGCTGTACCACCAGTTGTAGTCACCCTGACTTCTTTGTCTGAAATAACCTTCATTGAGTTCTCGCTATAAAAAAGAAAGGCTCCCCCCGAAGGAGGAGCCGTGTTTCTTACTGTGCAGTGTCTAAAGCAACTACGCCGAAGTCCTGTACAGACCCTGAAACGTCAGAGTTGTACTTGGGCTTGCGGAGGCCAAAGATCTTGCCGATTGAGATACCTTGCTGGTTCCCGTAGTCGAAAGTATCTTCGACAACTTCGGGTAAACCGATATCTGCCATTGCGAGTGCTTGAGCACCGCAGAACAGAGCGCGTCCACCAACGACATCAGCGTCAGCACCCCACTTGTAACCGGCTGCGCCAGCGTTAGCTGAAGTACCAGTTGTAGCGCCACTGGTGTTGAACACATGGCGGAACTCATGAACCATGATCCCGTCAACCATCAAGCTAGATGATCCTGAGAACAAAGAGTTGCTTGGTCCACGAACACCAGCGTTACGGACGTTAGCCAAGAAGTCACTATCGAGCTTCAGAGCTTTCATCTGCTGAGGAGTTACAAACAAGTGGAAGACCTCATCACCACCCTGACCACGGATACCACGTAAGTAGTTGTCCTTGGCGAAGGCTTTGAGTTCAACGATGCACTCGTAGCTCATCTTGTCAGCAGCAGCTACAGCAGTAGTGTCGCCAGCAACCAGACCGCTAGTAGCGTCCCAACGACGATGCCGATCACCCGTAGGTGCAGATACGTCTGAGGCGAACTCAAGGTCAACCAACTCAAGACCAGTAGTTGCAGAAGTTGTTCTCAGACCACCGTTGTTCTTGTGAGTGTAAGCAACACCAGCAAGTGACAAAAATGCAAGCTGGTCCATACGGTCAGCCATTGCATAAGCAAGTGCATCGCGTGACTGCTCTCGGAAGTTTACGACTGACTTCTGATCGGCTAATCGGCCAGCAATTCGGTTTGCGAATCGCAGCTGATCCAACTCGATCGTGATGTCATAGGCGCGTAACGCTTCTTCATTACCTTCCAAAGTGTTATCACCAGTTACACCATCTCCAGTCATGTCGGCCAAAAGCGTAATTACCGCCTTAGTACCTTTGTCGGATTTGGTCAGTTCAGTAACGCGCTGAACCATAGCGTTTTGTCCAGTTCCTGCGAACTGATTTACGAAAGACATATTGCGAGCAACACGCCAGAAGTCCCTGCTCCATGCAGTAAGCTGATTGGAAGTCAGAGACGCAAAGTTAGTAAGAGCCATTTGTGGCCTCCTTAAATGCGTACAATTTTCGTTTACATTAGCTTTGCTAATGCTCTCAGCCGACTTTTGGAGCGGCTAATCCGTGCTTCGTATCGTGAAGCAACGTATTAGCGTTTTTATATCGAGGGACGACCCCGGCAGGTTTTACGCC